ATATAAATACCTACGAACCACGGGCCACGAACACTGCAGGATCACTACGTATACAAGATGGTTCTACAATTATTGGTGCAGATAAAGCACGTGGTCAAATTTTAGTTTGGACTGATACCTCGCTTCACGGACTACAGTTCATAGGACCACCATTTACTTTTGGTCTAAATCAATTAGGTAAAAACTGTGGATTACTTGGACAACATGCTGCTGTTGTGGTTAGAGATGTATCGTATTGGATGGGTCAAAACGCATTCTTTGTATTTGATGGTACAGTAAAAAAACTACCGTGTAGTGTCGATGACTTTGTTTTTGAAAACATAGATCTTACACAAACAGATCAAATTTTTGCAGGGGTCAACACAGAGTTTGCAGAAATAATTTGGTTCTACGTAACTAACCCTGACAATATAACTAATCCTCAAATAAATAAATGTGTAGTCTATAATTACCTTGAACAATCTTGGGCTGTCGGCACATTAAATAGAACAAGCTGGGTAGACAGAGGTGTATTTTCAAATCCTCTTGCCACAGAATATTTAACTGACTCTGTAGCCAATGCAACACCTACTGTAATAGGTTTATCTGACGGTGTGTCTAAATATTATAGACACGAGTTTGGTACAGACGATGATGGCTCTGCTATGCAAGCTTTCATTCAAAGTGGTGACTTTAATATAGATGAGGGCGGTGAGCAATTGATGCGTATCGCTAGATTTATCCCAGACTTTAGAGATCAAACAGGCAACGTCAGCGTAACATTTAGTTTTAAAAATTACCCTTATGGTAACGTAGTTAGTCAAACAGCTACAACAGTGCAAACCACTGACATAAAAAAAGATTTAAGAGGTAGAGGTAGACAAGCAAACTTTAAGGTAGAAAGTAATGTGTCTGGTGGTAATTTTAAAATGGGCACGTTTACAATAGATGCTTATCCTGATGGTGGTAGATAATGGCTAAAATTGCTCAAGTTAGATTTCCCGATCCACCTGATCAATATGATCCTAGACCTTTTGCGGAGTTAATTAGACAATTAGAACAAGTCATACTGCAACTTAATTCATCATATCAAGAGGATAATAAAAACGAAGTTTTAAGAAGATTAAATTTTTTACAGGGTGATGGCGCAGGACAAGGTGGCATCAATTTATCAGATTTGTCTGTAAGCACAGGATCTGCGAGTGGCGGAGGCACACTTTCATATAACAATTCTACGGGAGCTTTCACGTTTGCTCCTGCAGTCACAGCTAATAGAATCAACCAAGTAATACAAAGTTCTACATCGACTGTTGTATCTTTAACTGCAACCACTTTAACTGATACAGGTTTATCTGCTACAATCACACCTACAGCAACATCCTCAAAAGTTTTAATACAAACCTATGCACAATTTGGTGTTCCTGAAAGTGCAAGTGGAGGTGATGATACATTTATACATTTGGTAAGAGGTTCTACATCTATTGGTGGTGCTGGTAATGTAGATTCAAGCACTTTTAGCATGGTTAATGAGTCTGGTGGTAAATTTGAAAGTCGGTATGTAAATACTTTGTATTTAGACTCTCCATCCACCACTGCTGCCACTACTTATAAATTACAATTTAAAAATAGAAATTCATCTAAACAGGCATATTTTAACAGAAGAGGACAAGATAATTTAAGTAGTGGTCAATCTTATATGATTCTTATGGAGGTGTTACAATAATGGCAGACGTATATAAA